CTCGCATACCTGGCCTTAAAGAACGACCAAATCACTTGTTGACACCACTGGTGTGCAACTGGTTCAGCGGCGATAAGCCGAGGAGCCTTTTGTGTTTTGGGCACCACGATAAGGCGCGAAGAGCATTCGGGATCACTCCCATAATGCTCAACAGCAGGTAAACTATCTGTCCATGTAGCGTAATTCGCGAAGGCGAAATCCGCATATGGGAAGATAGTCTCTAGTCGATCAGGCCAAGACGGGAAGCTGTACTTAAACTCCCCACCTTTAAGGTCTGAAACTACACCAGGACCGTGCTTCGGTGCGTGATCGAATGGATCGAAATCCCCGATTACGCAGGAAAGTATATCAGCAACTTGCTGGATACACTTAAGAAGAGAAGTACGTATCGGCTCGACTCTTGATTCGAGAGGAAGTTCCCCTCGAATTGGGTAGAAGCCGACGGGATCCGCTAGGTTGAGAAACTTAGCAGCCCCACCGCTAAAGGTATCACCATTCCAGTCAAGGTCTGGTGACGCCATCTTATCTTCTATGGCGTAGAAATCCCGAATACTCGTGAGAGTACGCTCGGGAGAGCATTCGAGCTTAACCTTCTTAGCGAACAACAGTAGTTGCCGCAGGAAACTTATAGCTTGAATGTCTACGACATCCACGAAACAGCCAATATCGTTGAAAACCCTGTTCCATAACCTCGCGAATAATCGCGGGATCGTGGAGTGCGGACCTCTCCTCCTTGATAAAGGAAGATGTGGTTCGACCCAGAGGGCATTGTCAAGACACCTGTCAAGGTGTTTGCACAAGGCGGGAAGCTCGAGTGTGAGAACACTCAAACCTCTCGCTTCAACGTTCCTAAGAATTCGAGAAAAGTCTCTCCCGAAATCGTCAGAATCGGCCGGGTAGGCACGCGCAGCATCCGTAAGGATGCCGCGCAAGACCAAAAGAAGACTGTCTTCATAGCTTTTCAGCATGGCTGGTATGACCCAGGCAAGCTCTACGGCTTGATGAGCAGCTCGTCTTCGTTGGGCAGTCTTACGACTCCCAACCGGCCAACTTCAGCAGGTTTGCTCCCGTGAGGTAGTAAACCAGCGCCTCGGATACGTCAATATTCAGGGCCAGATCGTCTCCGATCTGGTTACGGAATACGACGTACGTCTGCCGCACAAACTCAGGTGCAACAGGCGTCGCAAAGACTGTCTGAGTGAGCTCCACGTTGTGGCGCTCCATGACAGGCTTACCGGCTCGTACACTCTCACGAGTGTGACGAACGCGGGCCCGAATCTCGTCGGTCGAAGACCGAAAGAGATATTCGGATGCGTATCCATCTTGGTTGATTTTGTTGAGCGTCCTAGCGGTTCCACCGGAACCGCCAAGCGTGAAGACAAGCGTATCGCCAAGCATAGGTCTTCCTTTGAAGTTGTGACTCAACTAGCCGCGACGTCGCGTCGCTACTAGTGAGCCGAGGATAGACAATTGCCGACCCGTAAGGATCGGCACGGAAGCACTGAAAGAGGGAGAAGAGAGCTTGCGCTCCTTCACACCTTTCACGACGACGTGATCTTTTTGCAGCCATTTGACTTGGGACACAGAGTTAGTCCCATAGGCGAAGCAACGAGTCGTGGACGTAGTGCGTGTGTGAGTCATGACACAAACGTCACCTGCTAGGTGACCAATCGAGTTGTTCATACCGGCTAAGAGATCGCCGATATTAGCAAACCAATCGATGAGCCATGACCACGGCAGAGCATCCCATAAGTTCTGGGTGATCTGCGACGCAGTTAGTCCAAGTAACGTTCGCCGTACTAGAGCGGCGATCTCGTCAGGATCTAGACCGGAGATGATAGCATTCGGTTTCCACCGAGCGCTACCCCACACGTCTCTTTCTGTAACTCTCGAACGAGAGCCATAGATCGAGTGTGGCGACGACTGTATAAGTTCAACAGTCGTCGGGCTGGCTACTAGATCATGTGACAACGTTACCCGTCGTCGAAGACCTCCATTCTTACGCAGACTCTCCAATTCACGCAATCGTCTTTCGACGACTGCTTGAAAGTTGGCAAGTCTACGTAGATCGGAGAGCATCGGCATTATGCCAAATTGAACACGGAGATTAGCATCCCCGATGTTCTTTAAG